GTTATTAATTTTGTATTACCAAACCCAACCACTGATGGATATAAAAATCAAATTAAATATGATCCAACATTATCTTTTAATGAACCTGAACCTGAACCAGAACCTGAACCTGAACCAGAACCTGAACCTGAACCTGAACCTGAACCAGAACCTGAACCTGAACCAGAACCTGAACCAGAACCTGAACCAGAACCTGAACCTAAACAAGCACCAGTTATTAAAACTATTCGAAAGAAAAAAACACCGAATGATAATTTAAAAGATTTATCAGTTGGATTTAAAAAAGTATCTGAGAATGATGGAAAAACATATAAAGTAGTACAAACAACTGTTGGGAAGAGATGGAAACTATTAAATTAAATAATAAAAATAATATATATATATATATATATATATGAATAATTGTAATAAGACATCTAATAATAAATATTTTAATTGTCCAGCAATAATGGCGGATGGTAGAATGTTTACTGATTATAGAGAAAGTAATTATGTTAATAATTTATTAAGATATAATAATAAAAAAATGAGTAGTAATGAATATAGACATTTCTTAATAAATAATGCTACAGAATTAATGAGAGTCAATAATTTATATAATAAAAATAAAAATAGTTGTGAATCTTGTAATGCACAAGAAATTAGAAATGAAACAGTATGTGATTATAATAATCAATATGGGACATGTAAAATAAATGATTGCAATGGAATTGGTTTAATGAATACAGGCGAAGAACCAAAAAAAGTAAAAAATTTTAAAAATAAATTACAAACATTTGAATTAGAAGAACCAAATAAAATATTACAAAATGATGATCCATTAGATATTATAGCGAAACCAATGGATAAAACATTACAAATTGATATGTCATAATTTTAAAATATTATATTAATTTATTATATATATATATATATATATATATAATATGCCATTTGGTAATTCATTTTCAGGTATTAATTTTGGTAATGATTCAGATGAAATATTTAAATCAAGAAATGAAAATATGTGTTCAAAATGGTCTGAAACAGAAATAGATAATATATTAGTGAATTTCAAGATACAATCAAACATATATGGAAATTATATAGTTAATGGTAATTTAAAAGATTATATGAAAAAAATAATAAATATAAAAGAAGTTTATTGTAAATATTGGGCTGCTGCACCACCTAATTATACATGTAGTTATGCAGGTTCAGGACTACCATATAATAATGAAAAAGAAGCATTTGATGATACACCAAATAAAGGGTTAGTTAAAGTTGATAAAAATAAATTTAAAATATATTTAAATTATCCAAACAGTTATTATGTAAATATGGGTAAAAAATTAATTAAACCACAAGTAAAAATATTATTTACAGATAATAAAGATACTCCAATAAGTGATGTTTATACCATAAATTTAGGTAATAGTATTCCATTTAGATCTTTAACATGGACAGAAAAGAGGAAATGGAATAATGGTCCCTTATTTTATAATAATCCCAATTTACAAGTACGCACACAATCACAAATTTTAAAAGATTATGGTTATCCATCTATTAATGAAGAACCTTCAAATTTTTGGGGATCAATGCCAACATCATGATTTAATTTTAAAAAATAAATTAAATTTAATATTTTTTTTGATTTTAGTTTTAATTCAATTATACTTAATGAATTAATATATTTTTTAAAAGATGGTCCTACATAATATATGGATCCACTTATATAAGATAAACTATATTTATTTATATATAATAAATAATTTTCTTCTAATATATCAATATTATATTTATTTATTAGATCCATTTAAATATATTATAATATATATTTATTATTTATTTTCTAATCCCACATGTTCTCATATAATCAATATTCCTTATAATTGTACGAGTACTTAAACCACCCCTTACCCAATATTCTGGAATAATATGTTTTGTATCTTGTATATTTTTTTTAAGACATGGTACTAATGGGACAAAACGATTTATACTTAATGCCGCATCATTAGTACCTGACTTTCTATCTGATGTATTTTCACCATTTAATAAATATGATTTTAAATCAGGATTTTCCAATGTACTTTGTCCTGCACCTAAGAAAGGTGTAAATAAAAATTTAGAAGTATCTAATAATTTTGAACTTTTAGATTTTTCATTTGTCATTATGTTACCATATTGACCATTCTTTAATTCAGAATCTTTATTTATATATAAACCTTTACCATCTCTTGATTTGCCCTGATAAACACCCCTTATATTTAATGATTCTAAATAATTATTTTGATTTAAATATGTATCGCTATATTTATTATAATTATTTATACTTTCATTATTTCTTTCCTTATACTCCTTCTCACAATAATCATCATTTAATCTTGTTAAATTATTTATATCTAAATAATGTTTTTGATTTCTATAAGTCGTCATATAATATAATATATATTATATATTATATTAAAAAATTTTATTAACTTTATTTATTAATAATTAATTATGATAAATATGTTTTTTTAGATATATTATTATTTACCCATGTTGTTGGTCCTGTACATTTTATTGTATCTTCCTTGCATGTAGGTCCAGTATTATAGCACCATTTAGCAAATTCTGTTTGTTTATTTGGCATTGTTGTGGAAGGCATTGTATAAAATTGTCTTTGAGAATTTCCTTTTTCATATAAATCAGATACATCTCTATATAAATTAAAATTAAAATTATTTTTAATATCTTTTTTAATTTTAATATTATCCCACGATTTACAAGCCTCTGCTCTATTTTTTTTATCAGATATAATATTATAATTCATAAATGGATTATTAATATTGGGTTTAATACATTTATTATTATCTAACATAATATTCTTTTTTTTTTCTAAATTATCATATGAATTAAAATACATCTCTAAATTTTTTTTTTGTGTTTTATAAATAACAAATGTAATCATTAATACTACAAAAAAAATTAATAAATATGATGCTTTACCTTTAAATAAAAACAATAATATACTAATATAAAATGATAATCTAACAATTGAATTTAATTTTTCAACTATTGTCATTTCATATGATGGAAAGAATTCAATTAATCGATTTTTTTGAAATAAAATATTAATATTATTTGACCAAAATTTATCAGTTTTAATATTTTTATTATTTTCTATATTATTTTCTTTATTATTTTCTTTATTATTTTCTTTATTAATATTATCTTCATTAAATATATCATTTATTATTTTATATTTTTTATCTATTAATAAATCATTATCTAATTTATTTATTTCTGTCATTATAAATTATTATTATATAATTTATATATATAAATTAACTTTAATATATAAATTATTATTATTTTTTTAGATTACCAAACATATTTAATCCTCCTAATAATTGTTGAGCTTCTTGTAATAATTGATTTTGATTTACTGAACCATCTTTAATCTTAGTATCTAATTCTGAACAAACAGTTGACATAATATTATTTAGTGAATTTGTTTTATCATCTCCACCAAATAACATTCCAAATAATTGAGATGGATCACTTACTTCTGGAAGATTTAAATCATTATCTTTCTCTATTTTTTGAGATAATTCTTCTGCCAATTTACCAATTGATGTATTCTGTATATTTGAAAAAGGATTACTATTATTTTTATTTTTATTTTCATTTTCATTTTCATTTTCATTTTCATTTTCATTTTCATTTTCATTTTTATTTTCATTTTCATTTTCATTTTCATTTTCTGTATTATTATTTTTCCAATTATTAATTATATCAATCTTTGATATAATTGATTCTTTTATTTTTTTATAATCTACATTTTCTTTTTTTTTTAGATTAGTATTTACATATTTTAGAATATATGTACCTTTTTTATCTTGATTAAACAATATTAAATATAATGTCATTAAATATGTATTAATTTTTTTAACTTTATCTATATCATATTTAGTATTCTTTTTTTTTAATTCAAGTTTTTTAATTATTTTTTTATATTTTAGACCAGGGATTAATTCAATATTATCATTTGAATACCAAAAATAATCAATATTATTTACAGAAATTTCATCCATATGAGGTAATATATTAATTATAAAATGATCATAATAATTATTATTTTTATTTTCTTGAATATTATATGTTTTAGATATATAATTTATAAAATTCTTATATATTTTATTAAATTTATTTATCATTATTGAATAATTCTCTTCTTCAATTGTTTCTTCAATTGTTCTTTCTAATATATCTTCCAATTCATCTTTTTTATTATCTGGTATTATTTCTTCACATTTACTTTTATCCAGTATATCTTCTAATTCATCTTTTTTATTATCTGGTATTATTTCTTCACATTTACTTTTATCCAGTATATCTTCTAATTCATCTTTTTTATTACATACACTATTATTATCTGATAATTCTTCGTTACATTTATTTTCATCCAATATATCTTCTCCTTCTTCTATAATATCTTCTTCATTCGCAATTAAATTATTATCATCTAAATCACTCATTATATAATTAGATATATAATATATTTTTTATATATATATTTACCGCAAATATATATATATATATATTATTGCAATAATTATTTATTTTGAAATATAAAACATTTATATATTATATATAAGTTTTATGTCAATTAATAGTATTAATACTCAGATTAATAATATTAATATTAATCAAAATATTAATCAACATAATATAAATAAAATAAATAATGCGATTAGAGATATTAATCAAAAATCAAATTCAAAAATATCTTTAATACGAAATATAAATTTAAATAAAAAAGATTTATATAAAAAAATAGGTGTATTAGATCCAGATGGTACAGAATTAAATCCATTTACAAATCAACCATATAAAAATCTATATTATGATTCTAATAAGGAATTAAGTAAAAGTAATTTTACATATAGCAGTTTAGCAAAAATGTGGTCAAATTTACCAATGTATTCAAAAACAGAAGAAGCATTAGATATAATATATAATAATCAAGTTATATTAATAATATCAGGCACAGGTAGTGGTAAAACTGTTTTAACACCAAAATATGTATTACATTGTTTGAACTATCAGGGTAAAATCGCAATAACAAATCCAAAGAAAATACCAAGTTCTGGAAATGCTGAGTTTTCAGCTAAAATGTTTGATGTAAAATTAGGAGAAGAAGTAGGAGTAAAATTTAAAGGAAGTAACCCAGATTATTATTCTAAAGAAAAAAGTAAATTAGTTTATTGTACAGATGGACATATTTTAAATAAATTATATTCTGACCCATTATTATCAGAGTATGATGCTGTAATAATTGACGAAGCACATGAAAGAGGTGTAAATATAGATTTATTATTACTTTTACTAAGGAAATTACTTTTAAAAAGACCTAATTTTAAATTAATAATAATGAGTGCTACTATTAATGAAAAAATATTTATAGATTATTTCCCAAAAGATAAATATAAATTTGGATTTCTTGATGCTGGTTCAAAACCTAATCATCCTGTAACAAGTTATTTTCTGGATAAACCAATAAATAAATTTAAAGATAAACAATTAATTAGTAGGGATGAAGATTTTCTAATACCGACGGTTGATAGAATAATACAGATTATGAATGATGATAGTGAAGGTGATATATTAGTATTTATTAGTGGTAAAGGCGAAGGTGCTAAAGGATGTTCATTATTAAGTAATAAATTAATTGAATATAATAAAAATAAATCAAGAGAAGAAAAAATATATTGTGATGTTTTGTCAGGTGCTACTGATAAAATAACAGAAAAAAAATTAATAAGCGAAGAGAATTATAAAGAAGGAACTAAATATAATAGAAAAGTAATATTTGCAACAGAAGTTGCAGAGTCATCTGTAACAATTGATGGAATTAAATATGTAATTGATACAGGTTTAGCAAATATAAATATATATTATTCAGATACAGATATAGAAGCATTAGAAAAACGTTATATTTCAAAAGCATCACATCGACAAAGAATGGGTAGAACTGGGAGAACAGGACCTGGTTTTTGTTATAATATGTTTACTGAAAAAGAATATGAAAATGATTTTCAGGATTTTGCAATATCACCAATCTATTTAGAAAATATATCTGATTTTATATTAAAATTTTTAGATAAGAAAGAGTTGGTTTCTCATATTGATTATCCTTTTAATTATAATATAAAAGATAATTCAAATAAATTTGAAGCAAAATCATTAGCACTAGTTTTAAATGAATTAATTGAACCCCCTAATGAAAAAGATGTTATAAATACATTAAATAAATTATATTTTTTAGATGGAATTAATATTAATAATAATATTGGTTATATATCTGATATTGGAAAAGGTATGGCAAAATTTGGAATATTGCCTGAATTAGGTAGAATGTTAATTGCTGGTTATAATTACAAATGTAAAAAAGAAATAATTATTTTAGCAGCTATATTAGAAAATTTAGAATTTCGTATTGAAAATATTTTCAGAGAACCAAAAAAAAGAGGTGATATAGACTCATATAAAAAAGAATTAAAAGAATTTGATAAAATAAAAAAAAAATTTAGTAAAAAAGATGGGGATGCTTTAACTTTAATATATATTTATAAAGAGTATGAAATAAGAAAATTTGGTATTACTAATAGAAAGACAGGTGATATCATAAAAAATAAAAATGAAAATTATAAAGAATGGTGTAATAAACATTTTTTAAATGAAAGAAAATTAGATAGAATAAGTAGAGAAATAGAAGATATTGAATCCAATTTTCGTAAGGTAATAGGAATTCAAAAAAATAAATTTCCAAATAATAAACCAGAGTTCTTATTTATAAATTCACCAAGAGAACTAAAAGAAACAAAAGAAGAAAATATATTACAAGCAATCTTAATTGGATGTGTTACAAATATAATTAATAAAGATGGCAATAAATATTTTACATGTTTTCCTAATAAAATAACATCATCAAAAATTTCACAAAACTCGTTTTTTAATAATATTAAAACTTCATATACATACTATGTGTATACTAAATATAAAAATATTTTCGGGAATGATTCATTAAATATAATGACAAGAGGTACCCCGTATTTCAAAGAATTTTTAAAAGAAAAATATAAAGAAAAATATGAAAAAATATTAAGTTGCAATAAAGAAATTAAAAAAATAAAAAATGAAATAAAATCAAAACCAAAAAGTAAATTTACAAAAAAAAGTAAATTTACAAAAAAAAGTAAATTTACAAAAAAAAGGAAATCAACAACAAAAAAAAGGAAATCAACAACAAAAAAAAGGAAATCAAAAACAAAAAAAAGGAAATAAAAAACAAAAAAAAGGAAATCAACAACAAAAAAAAGGAAATCAACAACAAAAAAAAGATATAAATACAAATACACAAATAATATTACACGAAAGAAAATAGATGATACATTATATAAAATGACTAATATTCATATTTTATTCATAAAGCAACAACTCAAACAAATAAAACTATAACAATGGATGAATTATTAACCAAATTAAAAACAAAATACCAAGTATCAAGAGTTCATTTAGATAGAGTTGTAAGATATATAAATATCATACTAAAACAAACACGCTTGTAATATGTTCCAAAAACAAGATATAAAAACCTATTATATACTATCCCATATCAACATTATACAAATGTGATAGATGGATACTTTGATGTATTGTAATCCCGATTACAAAATATAAAAGGATTAACATATGATAAATTAGTTAAGAATGTAATATATGATGTTATTAAAAATAACATCCGATACATATTTATAAGAATCTAATAAAAGGAGCATATTATAGAAGTGAAAAATATATAAAGCGAGAATCAACAATAAAAAGGAAACTTAAAAAAAATATTTGGATTAAGTCGGCGTTTTAAATGTTCAAAGGTGTAATATTATTGGTATCATTCTGTATTTTTTTATTTAAAATAATTTTAATATTTTTATTATTATTTAAACTTTTTAATAACTTGATAATTTTATCAACTGATAAAATATTTAAAACTTGATCATTAATTTGATATATAATATCGCCTGGTTTAATTTTACTACATTCCGCAGGTAATAATGAATTATTATCTGGATTTTTTTTAAATGATTTTACAATAACATCATAATCTTTAATAGATATATTTAACCCTAACCCATATTCTTTATCAGGTATTAAAGTAACTTCATATAAATTATTATTATTTTTATTTATTACATAATTTTGATAATTAATTATTTCTATTTTTAATCTTTCTTTTGCAAGATTATCATCTTCAAAAATATCAAATATAATATTTTCAATAAGTGGTCCATTATATGATTCTTTCATTTTTTTTTTGAGAGAATCTCTAATATATAATTTTAAATCATCCTTTTTTTTTAAATAAATATCATCAATTAATTTATCAATTTCAACATGATTAATTATTTTAATATTTTTATTTTTTAATATTAAATTATATTCTTTTTTCACAAAAAAATATATAATATTTTTGATATCATTTTGTAGAGACATATATATTAATAAATAGATATATAATTTTTTAAATATTTTAACTTAAATAATTTATATGAAGTATTATTATATGATTATATATATATATTTTTTTACAATATTCAATTATTTTATAATAAGTTTATTATTAAATATTGTATATTATAAAATAACAAGTGAATTTAACTTATTTTTAACGAATCTTTTATATAATAGTATTGAATTAAATGGATGTATATTAATTAAATTTACACAATGGTTTTTAACAAGATATGAATTATATATTGAAGTTGATAATTTTCCAAAAGAATTACTAAAATTTAAAAATTTTTATGAAAAGTGTAGCATACATTCATTTGAATATACAAATAAAATAATGAATACAGAAATGAAAAATAAAAATTTTAAAATTACAAACAATATTCCAATCGCATCAGGTAGTATAGCCCAAATATATAAGGGTGTAGATTTAAATAATAATAATGATATTGTAATAAAAATAATACATCCTTATATAAAAGAACAACTTTATTTTCCAATATTATTTATAAATACAATTGAATATTTATCTAAATATAATATATTTAATAAAATACCTTTTAAATTAAATGATTTTATTAAAATATTAAAAGAGCAAACTAATTTAAATAAAGAATTTCATAATTTAGCAATATTTAATAACAATTTTAAAGATAATTCTCTTGTAATATTTCCAAAACCATATTTTTCATCCCAAAATATATTAGTAATGTCATATGAAGATGGTATATCTTTTAATGATATTCAATTATCAGATTATGAAAAATATAAAATAATAATGACTTTTGTATTAGCAATAAGACAAATGTGTTTAATTGATAATTTTATACATGGGGATTTACATATTGGAAATTGGAAAGTAGTAAATAATAATAATAAATATAAAACAATAATTATATTAGATTGTGGTATTGCAATAAAACCAGAAAATAATAATATAATATATGATTGGTTTAATGCATGGGAAAATAATGATATATGTCAATTAAATAATATCATAATAAAACAAATAGAATTTAAAGAAGATAATAAAAATAATAAACATTTAGTTTATTTAGTTACAAAATTATTAAAAGATAATTATGAACATGCAAAACCATTAAATATAAATTATTTAATAATTAAATTATATAATTTTTTAATTGAACATAATTTATATTTGAATGATAATTTACTTAATATGATAATAATAATGTCATTAATAGAAAAAAATTTAAATAAGTTTCATTTTACAGGCGATGAAAGAATAAAAGATAAAAAAATTAATTTAGAAGATTGTTATAGAAAACAATATTTAGATTATATAGCATTTTGTAATACTACAAATGAATTTAATAAATTAAAATTATTAACAATTGATAGATTAAATAAATCAAATATAAAATATAATAATTTATTTGATAATATAGAAGATAAATTAAATTATTCTGATATTAATATAGATAATAAAGAAAAAGAATGTAATAATGAAATTGAATTATCATTCTAATTAAATATGGTTTAAAATAATTAAATAATTTATTATAATTATTTAATTATAATGTATATAAAAATAATTATTTATATAATTTTTATTATTTATATTATATTATTATTTTTTTATTATAATCAAAATCATAAAGATATACAATATATTGTAAATAAAAACTGGAGAATTAATAAAAAATTTGATAGAATTACTAATTGGAATAAAGAAATGTCTTGTTTTAATAATGAATTCAAAAAAAAGATAAAATATAATAATAAATGGGATAATAATATATATATTAATAAATGGTTAAAAAAAATAAATATTAAAACTCATAAAATAATATATTATAATTATTCAAATAAATATAATATTTTAGAACCATTGAAAATAAAAACTAGTTATTGTATAAAACAAATAAATAATAATAATAAATTTATTTGTTTAGTTAAAGATAATATATTATTAAAAGATATTAAAATCCCTTATAAAGTTTCTTATAATGGTCCTATCAAAAAAGGGAATAAGATTCATCCTCAAAATATATATTATCTAATTAATGAATTAAAAGAAAATGAGAATAAAAATAAGAATAAAAATGGTATTATTATAGAAGAATTAATACCAGATACATATATATATATAAATATATATATATTATTAGGATCAATTATATATATTAATAATTCAAATAGAAATATATTTAGTTATAATATTGAAAAAATATGTAAAAATAAAAAATTATATAATAAAATTAAGAAAATATTAGATAAAATTTCTAAAAAATTAGGAATTGATTTTTATAAAGTTAATTTATTTGTTAATTTAAATAATAATGATGTGATTATTTCAAATTTTTCATTAAATCCCTCTATAAATGGTTTTTTTATATATGGATCAAAGTATATTTTAAATAAAAAATTTAATATTTTGAATAAATATTATTTAAATAGAATAATATAATATTTAAAAGAAAATATAAGAATATATATAATGAATCCCCAAGATCTATTATATACAAATCAATTTATAAATACAGATATTGATAAAAATATTACAATAAGTCAAGATATCGAGAATAAAAATATAGAAGCGGAGAATGAAGATATAAAAAATACAAATCAATATTTAAATAATGATATGTTTATAGAAGACGATATAAATAAAAAAAAAAATTTATTTAATTTTTGGCCAAATAATACTAATAAAAATAATGAACCACTTTTTAGTAAATTTTTAAATGATGTATCTAAAAATGATTATAATTATATATCTAAGAAAGTTGTATCATTAGATAGTCGAGATAGAGATATAAAAACAAATCCATATCCAAATAATTTTAAAATATATTTAAATAAAGAATTTAATAAAGTTAATAATATAAAATTACTGGATATTAATATAGATAATATATTATCTCCAATTAATAAATATAATAATTATATATCATGGTATTATTTAACAGAAACAGAATTATTAAATGAAATTAGTAATCCAAATAATTATTATATTATACCATTTATAAATACAAATGATTTAATAAAGAATAAATCTATAATTGAATCTAATTTTTTATTTAGTAATAAAAATTATTCATATTATTTTAATTATATAGATGAAGGGTTCTATAATATAGATGAACTTAAATATGAGATATTAAATAAAATGAATTGTATAAAACATAATATAACTGAAAATATTGTATTATATAATAATATATCATTCTTAAATAATAATCAGAATCATAATTTTTATTTAGATATTAATGTAAATTCAGGAAAATGTAAATTAATAAATAGAGCAGAATCAATTAATATATATTCTATACAAACATTTATTTCAGAGGAAGATATAAATTTATATAAAACAAGAGATATATTTTATGAAGAAGATAATATATTTTATGAAAATATAATAGGAAGTACTTTTGTAATTTCAATACCAGATATAATGAATAATAATGAATCTATATTTACATATATTATAAATGATGAATTAATTATTAATAATATATTTCCATTAATACTTACAAATGTACCAAATATAGGTGGAATTAATAATAATATTATTAATTTTCGTGAATATTATTATTTTAATACTATTAAGTCAATACGAAATAAACTAGATAATATTGAATATACTGATGAAGATTTAATTAATATATATTTAAAAAATAGTAAGTTAAATATTAATTATTATAAATATATTGGTAAATTTAAAAAAAATAATATATATTATTCAAGATTTGCTTTTTTTACATCTGTAAATGATGATATAACAAAAAAATTATCATATTTAGTACCTTCAAATTATGCAAATATAATAATAGATAACTTAAATTATAATAATTATTATAATATACCATCTATAGGAAGATGTATTTTATTTGGTTTAAAACAAAATAAAGATTCATCAAATGAACAATTTAATACATTAAATGAAAATATAAATATTAATGAATTTAACTTAGTTAATAATTCATGTATTCCAGTATATTCAAAATCAATACTTGAATTATTATCATTTAATATATTTAATAATGATATTAATATAATTAGTAATAGACTTAATTATAAATTTATACATGATAATTATTCAAATATTGAAGAATATATCTATAATATTAATATAAAACAAAATATTATAGATACAGAGAATTATATATATAATAAAAAATATTATAATATTCAAAAATTATTACCATTAGTAAGTTATAATAATACTTATTATATAAAAGATATAGATTATATTTTCTTAAAAATAATTATACCAACTTATTCAGAAGATATTATATCAGGACAATTAATTAAAGGAAATTCATCAAATGTTAAAAGTATTTATATAAATAAAAGATATACAGACCGAGATAAAGATAATCAGGTAGGATTTAAAGATGTTACTAATAATTTAGTTAATAAAAATACTGATATTTTATTTGCAAAAATAAATATATCTCCTGTACCATATTTAAATAAAACAGAAATTATTTATGGAAATTTTAATTTTTCTGCAGTTATAGATAAAATAAATGAATTACAAATTCAAATATTGTCACCATCTGGAGAAATACTCGATATAAAAAATGATTTTGATATAACAATTGAAATAGAAGAATATATTGATATATTAAAAGATACACTTATTAACTCTAAAACAGGAAAAATTCATAAATAAAATATAATATATATAATATAATGAACTATTTAAATCAAAAACAAAATGGTAGAATAATTGAAATAAGTAATAAAAATTATAAAAACTTTAATTTATTTGAAGAAAAAAAAAATAAGAATAATAATTTTTTTAAAGAGAATGCTTTAAATGGAATACAAGAAAAATCACAACTTAGTTCACTATTTTTTTCAAAAGAGAATATTAATAATATTCAAAATTTAATAAGATATACAGTATATAGAGAATCTAATAATGAATATGTAATTGGCAATCAATCTACAATTGATTTAGAAATAATAATGAGATCTGTTTATTTACAACATTCTGTTAATTTAAATTGTAAATTTAAGGAACAAATTAAATATTTAAATAATATTGTATTAAATAATACAGTCCCAAATATATTAAATGAAATAAAACAGTATTTAGGTTATATTGATAATGTTGAAAAATTACCAGTTCCTTTAGAACTACCACAAAATTTATCATCAGCTGGAACAAAAACATTACAATCAATTACTAAAACATTTTAATATTGTAATTATTTTTAAATTATCTAATAAATAAAAATATAATATAAATATATATTATAATGAAATTCAAAAATTATATTAAGCAAAAAGGCGGTGGTATATTTATGAGTGTGATTTTTGTATTATTTACAATATTAATAGTATTTGTTGTTTATTATTTAATTATGAGAAATAAAGAAATAAAATATAAAAAGGCAAAGAATGAAGAAATATATCCAGATGAAGATTATATGAAAAATGTAGGAAGTAAATGTCCAGATTATTGGACATATTTAGGAAAAGAAAATGGTGAAAATGTATGTCAGAATACATTTGGAATTCCAATGGATGATAATAATATATGCAAATATAATTCAAGTGATAAAATATGTCCAGAGAAAAATTGTAAGAATTTTTCTAATATTAATTGGAAAATTAATAAAAATGGATTTCTTAAAAATCAAATCCCTAAGAAAAATTGTGATTGGATAACTAATTGTGGGATAGATTCTAATTCAAATGCTTCATGGACTCATATTGAAAATCAATGTACTTAATTATCACTAATATATATTTATTATCTTAATTTAATATATATTATGAATCAAAATATATGGGGTCCTCATATGTGGATTACATTACATACCATATCATTTAATTATCCAGATAACCCAGTTCAAGAAGATAAAATACATATGACAAATTTTTTAAATAATTTACAATATATTATTCCATGTAGTGTTTGTAAAAAAAATTATAAGAGACATTTAAAAGAAGTTCCATTCAAAAATAAATTAAATAATAGAAACGATTTTATAAAATGGATGATTGATTTACATAATTATGTTAATATTGAAACAGGAAAAAGATTATATAGTTATAATGAAGTTATAAATATATATGAAAATAAATTTAATATAGATTTAAGTAAAAGAATTGATTGTAGTACAACTAAATGTTTGGCTAAAAATAATAAATATAAAAAATGTAATACTATTTTAGGTATATTAGTATTACTAATTATAATAATATTAATTATATATTTATGTTTAAAAAATAAAAAACTCTAATTTAAATAAATTTAATATGTTAATTCATTGTTATATTATATATAATTTGTATCAAATGTTTTAGAAACACTTATTTCATCATATAGATAATATATTATTTTTACATAATCGGATATATTTTTATTATCTAGATTTTGTCTTACACATTTAAAACGTCTATTATTCTAAGTATTTATCTACTTTTTTAATATTTTATTTAATAAATTTACCATACATCATTATCAACTACATTATTTAAACCAAAATATGTATCACACATTTCAATAATATATTCATTTATTTTTTCTTCAAATAAATTAAAATTATCAGTTGTATTTTTTACATTCTTTGAATTTTTATTACATTCTTTATGTAAATCATTAAAAAAATGTTTGATATAAATATTATATTCAAATTCTTTTTTATTTGCAAGATAATGATATGGCGATTTAAAATCTTTCCAATTCGTTTTATTATGTTTAATAAATTTACAATAATTAAATAATTCCTTATTATAATTTTTAAAATATTTAATAAACACATTTTTACATATTATTTTAATTTCATTATTCATATTTTCTTCAAAATCCCAATCAAATATTTCATATTTATTTTGTTTTAAAATTAATAAATATGTAGTTATTTTTTTATCAGAATATCTTGTATTGTTATTTATATTAAGTGTGTTACCTTTGCTATTTTGTATTAAAAATCGTTCAAATATTAACTTAATAATTGTATCCCAATAATTTAATCTATTATAATCTGTTTGAAAAACTAAATGATAAACATTATTTTCATTATAACCAATTATATTAAAACGATTATGTAATATTAAGTCATCTATTTTTCCATTAAATTTTATTATATGTTCTATATTCCATTCAATATTATTATTGTTTAAAATAGTTTGCATTAATTTTTCCATAATAGTTTTTATATTATTAGATTCTTCAATTAGTTCTTTTATGTTATTATTATTTTCAAATGAATTAATGATATTATATAGTGTACTTGGTGTAAAATTGTGATATTTTTTATTTGTAAAAACATCAATTAAATATATTAAAATGCTACTCTCTAATGTAGATAAATCTCCAATAGATAAATTGTCTTTTTTATATTTTTTTTGAATATCTTTTATAATTGTTTTTAATTTATTATAATATTTTTGATAAATTTTTTTATCTGAAAGATTACATAAAGGGAAACACTGTAAATTTTCATAATCTTTCACTGATGTTAAATATTTATAAAACGCATTAGGATTTAGTTTAGTAATATCAAGATTTGAAATCTTATTTAAAACAACTTTAATTTGTGATTTATCAAATAATTTTTTATCTTTATTATGTTTAAAAATTTCAAAAAGTGCATAATTATAATAAACAGCATGACGAATACAATGATAATCCCAGTCAATTATATCATTAACAGTATTAGTATTTTCTTCAAATTCTTCTTTTACCTCAAATATTTTATTATTTTTTAAAAATTCAATGCACTCATTTTTATCTATATATTGATATATTTTTTCTATTGGTAAACTTGAGTTAATAACTGGTATATATTCAATATTTTCATCTAAATTCGCAATTCTTTTATGTATGTCATCATTATTTTTTTGTAAACCAAAATATATTTTATTTTCTGCACGTGTTAATGCTACATGAAAATAAGATTCATATATTATATTTTTTTCATTATTAGAAACTAATTTTAACGAACATTCTGTGCAATTTAAAATAAATACGACTGCTCTACCATCACCTTTTGATGCTCTTATACTCATAATTCTTGAAGCATTTATTGATTGTGAAGTATTAATTATTTGTCCTTCTTCATGTTTATGTAAAAATGCATATTGGTTATATATATTATCATTACCTAATTTATCTAACCAATATTTATTTAATTTTGTTTCTAATTCAGTTGCAAGAATATTATTTTTCATAATAGGAAATAAAAATAAAAAATCTTTGGGTTTATAATTATATTTATCTACTTCCTGTTCTACTAATTTAATAATTTGAGTAACTACATTATCTATTTTATTTTTATCTGTATCATTCGCATAAATACATGGTTGATTAAAAAATGTTATTACATCATTACCTCTATCTTGTAATTTTTCAGAATCTTCAATTATAATTCCTGGCAAATCGTATTGTTTAAAATTTACCAATGTATTAATTTGTTCAGCCATATTTTTTACTTTAATTCTTCTATTAATATTTTCGGACTTTACTCGAATAATATTTATAAACGAATTATTTTCGATATGTGTTATGAAATTTTCCATATATTCTAAACTTTGTAATTTATCACCAACTACAACACAATCTATTTTTGTTTTTAATATTAATTTGATAATTGATTTATAATAAATAATAGGTAAATCTTGACTTTCGTCAATCCATAATTCTGTCATTTTATTTAATTTTATTTTTTCTCCCGCATAATATATTTCTCCTGTATATTGATTAACTTTATCACATCCATTTACACAAATATTATTGAGCAAACCTTCAAAAAACGTATTTCCACCAATACTTTTACTTGTTAAACTATATACAAACGAGTCAATAGTTCCTATAATAACTTTACATTCTCTATTACTATAATTATGTTTATATGTAACTATATATTGTTTATTATATTTTCCATCTTCTAAATCTTTCATATTATCTACAATATGGAACTCTTTTCTTTCAGCCTGTTTATTTAATTCTTCCAAAATTACTTCTTTTGCTGTATGTTGTTTTGTAGTAATTATATATAATTCTTTATCAAAATTTAGTGAAATATTTTTCCAAATACCAAATGTTTTTCCATTACCTGCACCCTTTTGTATAATTTTTAATATTGGTTTTATTTCATTTGTATCTTTCCATAAATTCCAAATATTTTCAGGATTATTAGTTAAAGTATTTTTTACTAAATCAATATTTACATAAGATTTAGCATGAAATAATTTATTACAAACTAATTTAACAGGTATTTTAAATATTTGTTCATTTATATCAAGTAGTATAAAATTATATTTATATGTAAATGATTTATATTTCCAACTCTTATTAAATTCTATTAAATATGTACCATCATTTAATTTATCAAGTTTAATATCGTCAGTAGATCCATCTATAATCCATATTAATTCTTTTCCATGTAACTTATAATCTTCATTCCTGTAAATTATTTCACGTTCTTCAATTTTACTATGTTGAATTTCTAAAATATATTTATCATTAAGTAATACATCTGCACGTCTATTTTTAATTTGATTATCATTTATTTTATTAAACTCTACTTCTATAAAGCGAAAAAAACTTTGCCATTTGCAGTGCCATTCAGACATTCCTGCATTACTAGTTATATCCTTTTTATTTTTATGTCTGAAATAAGGTCTTTTAATTTCCCCTTTACATAATATTAGTTCATGTCCATATTTACATTTAAATTTATTTTTAGATTTTTTATCAATATTTGAAATATGTAAACATTCGTTATTTATATAAGCAAACTCTGTTATAAAATTTTTATCACATTTTTTACAGGATAATTTTTTATTTTTATGAGCATCATAATGTGATTTTTGACTAAAATTTTTATTACAATAATTACAAATATAATTCATTAATATATTCTATATAATAATTTTTAAATATTTTAGTTAAAAATAATTTAATATATTAGTTAATTTAACTAATATATTAAAAACTAATATTCATAGTATTATAAACAATAATTTATATATTTGTTTTATGACAAATTTATAGTAAATATACAACGATCTAAAAATCAATTGTTATCGAAATCGTTATTATATTATTATTTAAATATAGAGTTTCGTATTTCATATTATTACCCAATACCAAGGTATAATATATTATACATTTTTTTGTTATTTTAACTAAATAAATACATTGTATTACTGTAATTCATATTATTAACAACAAATTTATAACCTTTCGGTGCTTTATTTCCTACTCTATTTTTATTAAATGTTATATGATTATAATTTTTATTCATATATTATTTCTAACTACTAACATTTTTAAAAGATTATAAATATTATTTAATATATTTTTTTTTTCTAAATTATATTCTCTTATATTATTTTTAGCTTCATTAAAATTCATCCATTTAATATCACTGATTTCATTTAATTGATATTTATTATTAATATCAATTTTTACTTTTTTTTTTGGAATACTTTGTGCAATAAAATATTTATGTTTATATTTTACACCATTACTTCCAATAAATAATTCAATTAATGGTTCTATATTAATTAATTCTATTTCATTTTCTTTAAAATTTGTTTCTTCTATAAATTCTCTAATTGCACAAATATTTTCTGTTTCTTTATAATTTCGCCTTCCTTTTGGAAATCCCCATTCTGGTTCTTTCCATTTTGTATAATTATGTTTAATAATATAATCAATTGATATATTAATAGGTATATTATATATATTTATTATTTTACCTTTTTTTAATTCATTGAATTTATTTTTTGAATTATTATATTCTACTTTATAAATATTATTAGGTAATTTTATATTCCATAGGTCTTCCCATAATTCATCAAATGTTTTTTCACGTAAATTATTTAGTTCAGTAACAGTCATTAAATTAAATAGATTAAATAAATAATCTATATCATAAGTATTATATTTACCTCTCATAAAATCTATATATGTAAAACTATTCTTTCTTCTTATCATAACAAATTTAATTTTTTTATTATATTCTTTTTCTGTTAAAAATGGTAATTCGTTATAATTAATATTATTTTCATTATTTTGAACTAAACTATTATCTATTAAATTTTTAGCATTTAATAATAATTTATTAATATTAATATTCTCTAATTTAATACATATTATACCAAAACTAATAATTGGAAATTTACAATTTTTAAATAAATGTCCTTTTTTCCCACAATTACTACAATAAATATTATTAACACTCATTATAAATATTATATAAAAAAATATTTAAGTAATTTTATAAATTCTTTTATTTTTTAAATATAATATAATTATATTAATAAATGGTAAAAAGTAATAATAATTTAAAAAATTTTCAATACTATCCCGATTTAGATGATGATAATTTTTATAAAAAAATTTATTTAAAAAAAGAATTCAATCAATATAAAATACCAGTAAATAAAGATATTAATATTGAAAATGAATGTAATCCAAAATCATTTAAATTATTAGAGCAACAAAATTTATTAAGAAATTATATTTCATATGACACACCATATAATGGTGTTTTAATAGTACATGGAACAGGAACAGGTAAAACATGTACTGCAATATCAATCGCAGAAAATTTTAGAGATTCAATTAAAGATGAAAATAATCCAAAAATATTTGTTATATTAGGTAAAAGTATTATTAGTAATTTTTATAAAGAAATATATAATTTAGATAGAGAAAAAAATAAAAGAGGTAATAATAATGTACAATGTACAGGTAATAAATATGAATTAGGTCCAGAATTTAATTATTTAACAGATAGTCAGAAAGAAATACGAATAAAGAAACAAATAAAAGAAAATTATACATTAATGGGATATGAACAATTTGCAAATTTTATAAAAAAGAATACATTATGGGATGGAATAGAAAAAAATCTAAATAAATTAACAATAGATTGGATTAAAAAATATTTTTCAAATAGAGTAATAATTATAGACGAAGTCCATAATATAAAGACAACATCAAATACAGATTTAAAAAAAGTACCACCTATATTAAAAATAGTAGTAAAATATGCTAAAAATTTAAGATTAGTTTTAATGAGTGCTACTCCAATGTTTGATTCAGCAAAAGAAATAATATATTTAATAAATTTACTATTATTAAATGATAATAGACCATTGTTAAAACAGAATGAAATATTTAATAATAATACTATAACTAAAAAAGGTGAGGAAATATTATCGAAGGCACTTATTGGTTATACATCTTATATGCGAGGTGAAAAACCATTTTATTTTCCATATAGAGTTTATCCTGAAGAATCTATAACACCAAATATAAAATATAATATAAAGCGTGAAAAATTAAAAGATAATGAAAAAATAGAATATTTGAAATTAATATTATGCCCTATGAGTGATTACCAGTATTCAAATTATAATATGCTATTAGGGAATGTTAATATGAATATATCAAATAATAATAGTAGTAATAATAATAGTAATAGTAAATATCAAAGTACAAATATAATTCAAATATCAAATATTTGTTATCCAACTAATAATGATATAGGTACTTATGGTAGTAATGGTTTTCAATTAAACGATAATGGCATGGGTGCTTTTTATACTAAATCAATTAAAAGTTTATTTACAAAAAAGAAAAAAAGTTTTATAAATTATCAAAAACATGTAATATTTAATAAGGGGACAGAAGAAGAAAAACCTTTTTTAGATATAGATTTACTACATAAATATTCAAGTAAGTTAAAATATATGTTAGATAAAATAATTAATAGTAAGGGTTTAGTATTTATCTATTCTGAATATAAAGCATCTGGTATATTACCAATAGCATTAGCATTAGAACAAAATGGTTTTGAAAGGTATATTGTAAAAGATGAGAATCAATTATTAGATTATCCTACAAATTCAAAAGGAGGTGGTGGAAAAAGAATACCAATATGTTATTATTGTAATAAAAAAGCGAGTGATAAAATACATAAATCAACTACACCAAATTATCATAAATTTTTTACAGCAAAATATGCTATATTATCAGGTTCAAGTAGTATTATTGATATGGGTAATATAAATACTAATAAAATAATAAATATGTATAATTCAAAAGAAAATAGTAATGGGTCACAAATTAAAATTATATTAGGAACAAGAGTTACTGGTGAAGGAATAGATTTTAAAAGAATTAGACAATTATTTATTTTTGATCCATGGCATAATTTATCAAGAATAGAACAAATTATTGGTAGAGCAATCCGTTGGTGTTCTCATTCAGATTTACCACCTGAATCAAGAAATGTTGAAATATATAATTTATGTTCAAGTGTACCTTCAAATTCTACACAAAAAGAAAAAGAAATAGAGACTATTGATGAAAGAAGATATAGATTATCAGAATTAAAAGATAAAGATATAAAAAAGATTGAAAGAATAATAAAGAAATCTTCCTTTGATTGTTATTTATTTAAAAATGCGAATCTTTATAATAATAAAAAAATAGTTAAACAAATAACTGCATCTGGAAAAGAAATTAATATGGATAATATTGATAAACCATATTCAAGATTATGTGATTATAATGAAAATTGTGATTATAAATGTAATTGGGAACCTAATAAAAATGATAAACTTATTATTAATAAAGACACATACAATTTAAATTTTGCAAAGAATGAAATTAATAATTCAATTAATATAATTAAAAATATGTATAAAAAAGATATATTATATAATTTGGATACTATAATAAAAGAAGTAAAAAGTATTTATCCTGATATTGAAGATATTTTTATTTATAAAGGTTTAGATAAATTAATTAATAATAAAAAAGAAATATTACAAGACAAATATAATAGGAATGGTTATTTAATATATAGAGGAAATTATTATATATTTCAACAATTTGATATTAAAGATGAAAGAATTCCTATATTATATCGAAATAAACCATTTACAAAAAAAATAAAAAGTATTAATATATCAGATTTGACAATTGATAATAATAATTTCAATGAAAATAATGAATTGAATAAAAATAAAAATAAAAATAATAATAAAATGTTTAATGAAAATAAGTATAATGAAATTATTAAGAATTTTAATATTAAATTAAAAAATCTTGAGTTATTAATAGATTTAAATAAATATAAAAATTATAAACAAATTATATTTAATATGATTATGTCAGATTTAAATATAAACCTTGTATCTATATATAATTATTTTTTTATAGAATATTATAAAGATTTAAATAATGAAATTAATAAATATGCATTAAATACATTAGGAAATAATTTATATAAAAATAATAATAATAAATATTTAGGTTATAAGTTAGCTGATAAATATTATATTTATAATAATAATAATATTATTAATGCAACTGAAAAAGAAAAGAAAAAAATGATTTTATATTTTAAAAAAAATATAAAAAAAGATAAAGAATTAAATAATATATATGGAATTTTAGAAAAAAATAATAAAATATTTAAAATTATAGATTTAACTAAATCTAAAAATGCAATAACAAAAGAAGACAAAGAGTCTAAAAGAACTAAAATAAGAGGTAGAGTATGTAAAACATATAAAATAAATGATTTAATTAATATTTATAATGAATTAACAAATTCAGATCTAAAAAAAAGCAATAAGGATAATCTATGTTATTTAATTCAATTTATATTAAGACATAATAATTATGAAAATAAAAATAATAAGACATGGATAATAAATAATAATTAAAATAAAAAAGTGATATATTTTAGTATACAAAAAATATAAAAATATAGATTTATATTATAATAATGGATAATATATTTATAAATGCAATATTAAAAAAAAGAATAATGCTTAAACCAAATCAAATAAGTAAAGATTTAAATGATAAAATTTTACATATCTTAAAAAAAAAAGTAGAAGGTATTTGTATTAAAGAAGGATATGTTAAAGAAGATTCTATAAAAATATTAAAAAAATCAATTGGGAAAATACAATGTAATCAATTTAAAGGAAATATATATTTTGATATAATATATACAGCTGATATTTGCAATCCACCCGAAGGATCTATTATTAAATGTAATGTTGATAATATAAATAAATTAGGTATTTTATCAAATAAAGATTGTTTATCTATTATTATAGCAAAACAATATCATGTTAATAAAAGTATATTTAAAGATATTAAATTAAATCAAGAAATAATAATTGAGGTTATTGGTAAAAAATTTATAGTAAATGATAATAAGATATCTGTTATAGCAAAAATTACAGATAATAAAAATAAGAAACCAGTAGAAATTAAATTAGATAATACAAACTCTAAAAATTCTTTAAATAATTTAATACAAACAGAATTAGATGATACATATACAATAAATGATATTGGCAATGATTCTGCCGATGAAGAAGAAGATGAAGATGATAATATAAAGATTGATGATAATGAAGAAACATTTCATGAAAATTTTTCAAATAAAGAGTCTAAAAATATAAAAATATTAAAAGACGAAGAATCTGATAATATTGGATTTACATCAGATGATTCTAATTATGATTCAGATAGTAATTCAGACGATGATAACAAAGGATATAATGAATAAAATATATAACACGTTTAATTATTTTAATTAAGTTATAATAATAAAAATAAAATAATAATTATTATTAATGGATACTAATAAGTATATATTATCTAATAATGGAAAAAAAGATTTATCTAAATCTATATCAAAATTAGATAAATTACAACAGATAGAGGTATTTAAAATTATAAAAAAAAATACAAATAAATATACAATAAATAGTAATGGGATATTTATAAATATGAATAGTATATCAGATAATTTAATAATTAAATTAAATGAATTCATAAAATTTAGTGAAGAAAATAAAAAAAATCTAATAAATCAAGAAATATTAAAAAAATTAATTAATAAAGAAAATGAAGAAAATGAAGAAAATGAAGAAAATGAAGAAAATGAAGAAAATGAAGATAATGAAGAAAATGAAGAAAATGAAGATAATGAAGAAAATGAAGAAAATGAAGAAAATGAAGAAAATGAAGATAATGAAGAAAATGAAGAAAATGAAGAAAACAAAGAGAATAAAAATAATATAAATGGTTATAATATTTCACTTAAAAGAAAAAAAACTAAATATATGGGTATTAAAGCAAAAGTCATTAATAATTATAAAGATAATAAAAATATAGCAATTAATTAAAAAAAATTGAATAATTAAATATATAAAAATAAATAATCATATTTAATTATGCTTTCTATAGATACTATAATTAATAAATTATCTAATAATAATATTATTATTGAAGATATAAAATCTAATGATAATAATATTATTGAAGATATAAAATCTAATGATAATAATATTAGTTTAAAAGAAACATATTTAAATAATGATAATTTTAAAACAAATGAGTTACCAATAAATGTAACTAAATTATTAAATAATAATATGTTTACATTAAAAAATATATTATTAAAGAAAGATACATTTATATATTCTATATTATCAATATTAGATAATTTATTTATATATTTACCAAAGGATGATATTGAAAATAAAATAAATAAGACTCGAAAATTTTTATGTTATATATTAGATGAAGATAAATTACATAAAAAACTTAATTATACATATTTAAAAAAATTTAAAAAATCAAATATTCAAGATATATTATTAAAATATAAAGAAACAATTGATAATAAAGAAGAAATAAAAAAATATATTGTAGATTATTTAGGTATAAATATATATATTATAGATATAAATAATAATATTAATATAATATATTCTACAAATGACTGTAATAATTTTTTAAAAATTAAACCTAGTATTCTTTTATTAAATAATAATAATATATATTATCCGATTATGAAAGATGATAATAGTTCAATTTTTTTATATAGTAATACAGAAGATAATATTATTATAAATAAATTAATTAAAGAAAGTAATCATAAAATAGAAGAACATAACAGTAATATTATTAGTATAAATAATATTGAATATGATATAAAAAAATTAAAAAAATTAAAAATAATAGATATAAAAAAATTATGTAATATACAAGAAATAGATTTAAAAAAAAAATCAAATAAAACTAATAATTTTATATTTAAATCAAAAATGGAATTAATAAATGAATTACTTAAATAATATATTAATAATTTTTTTTAATATAATTATAATATTTTTGTTATAATTATTAAAATATTATTTTTACCTACTCTACAATATCTATAATATATTTTTATAGATTTTATTTTAAATAATTAATATATTATATACTTGAATAATATTTAATAATAAATAATATTTAATAATATATATGAATATAAGTTATAATAATTATAATGAGCTAAAATTATTAGTTGATAAATTTATAAATAATGATGATTATGAACTTGAAGCACGGATACGTCCAAATAATATTGATTATTATAAGTTTAAAGATATATTATGTAGATTAACATTACCGATTGAAAACGGAGGGATGAATTTAAAATATAATGTTGTAACATCATTAGATATTACTAATGATATGAATAATATAAGATTAATAATAAATAATGATAGTTCTATTAAAAAATTTTGGTTAAAAAATAATTTAGATTTTATTAATAGAGAAGATGATTATAAATATTTAGAAAAAGAAAGATTAGATAATAAAGATATAATAGATTATAATTTACGTTTTAGTATATCTAAGGAAATTAAATTAAATAAAAAAGATAATAAAGTAATTGATAGTATTCAATTATTAAATAATGAAGAAGAACAAAAAATATATAGATATAAGAATAGATATGAGATATATTTTAATAAAGACTTTAGAATAGATATGACATCAGTAAGAACAAGTAGAGGTTATACATTTAAAGATTCAAGAGTTTTAAATGAAAATAGTCAATTTGAAATAGAAGTAGAAGCATTGACAAATAAGAATAAAGAACATGATATAATAAATGGTTTTATTGAAATATTATCATTAATATTATCATTATATAATAATTTTTATACTTTAATATCAGAAAGTGATAAAAATACAACATTAGAAAATTATAAAAAATTAATAAATTCAAGTAATAATAATAATTATAAAAGGAATGCACATAATAATAATTATAAAAATAATTTTATCGCTGCAAATCCAGTAACATTGCATATTAAACATATTATAAAATCAAATAATATTATTAATATATATCAAAATTATGCAATTAGTCCAAAAGCAGATGGTGAAAGAAATTTCTTATATATAGATTCTAATAATGCAAATTTATATTTAATAAATAATAACTTTAATGTAAGATTTACAGGTTATAATGCGAAGGGTTTTGAAAATACATTAATAGAGGGAGAATATGTAAGTAGTTTAAATTTATTATTATGTTATGATATATTATTTTTTAAAGATACAGATTGTAGAAATAAAAAATTGTATTCAATTAAAAATAAAGAGGATACACGACTTGGAATACTAAATACATTTATAAAAGGGAATAATATAAAATTTATACTGGATACACTAAAACAAGAAGATGCAATAAAAATTAAATTAAAAGAATTTGAATTTACAAATGAAAATAATGTATTTTTAAAATCAAATGAATTATTTACAAAGATTAAAAATAAAGATTTAAGTTATTTATCTGATGGTTTAATATATACACCAATTAATGATTTTTATCCAAAGAAAGGTGGTAGTTGGAAATCATTATTTAAATGGAAACCAACTGAGCTGAATAGTATTGATTTCTTTGTTAAAATTGAAAAGATTAAAAATAAAGATTTAATACAACCCATTATAATTAATAGTAATGAATCAAATAAAAAAAGTATAATAAAACAATATAAAATATTAAAATTATATGTATCTGCATCTAATGATAAATATAATATGAATAAAAAAGGTTGGAATAAGAATATTATAAAAAAATTATTTGATCCATATAATAATAATGATGAATCAAATAAAGTAAATAGATGTTTTATAATTATAGATAATGATAATAAAATATATACAAATGATCCAATAAATAATACACGTGATGAAATATTAGATGAAACAATTGTTGAATTTGTATATGATACAAGTAAATCATCTGGATTTTCTTGGGTCCCGATAAGAGTACGCCATGATAAAACAAATAAATATAGGAATGGTGAGAATGAATATGGTAATTTTGAAACTACAGCAAATGATATATGGGATAGTATTAGATATCCAGTTACAAATAAAATGATTACAACAGGCAATATAAGTGACGAACAATTAAAGAATTATGAAAATAAAATTACTAATTCAAAACCTTATTATAATTGTATTAAAGAAGAATATAATCCAAATAATAGATTAGCATTACAACATTTTCATAATATTTGGATAAAGAAAAATTTAATTTATGATTATTCTCCATCAAAATTAGAAAATACAGAATACCCAAAAGGAAAACTATTAGATTTAGCATGTGGGAAAGGTGGCGATTTATCTAAATGGAAAAATGCTAAATTTAAAGAAGTTATTAGTCTTGATATAGATAAATCATGTGTAGAATATGCTATAAACTTTTTTAAGACATATCCAAAACCAAAACCAACAGTTAGATATGCATGGGCAGATACATCTAAATTAATCTTTCCAAATCAGGATAGTGGTATGAATAATATGCAAAAAAAAAGATTAAAGGAATATATAACTAATAAATTTGAATTTGATATGGTAAGTTGTCAATTTTGTATACATTATTATTTTGAGAATGAATTAAAATTTAGGACATTATTACAAAATATTAGTGATAATTTAAAAATAGGTGGATATTTTATAGGGACATGTTTTAATGGTAAAAAAATTTATGATAATTTATTTAAGAAAAAAGAAATAGATGGTATTAAAAATAATAATACAGTATTATGGAAGATTATAAAAGAATATAAAACAAAAAAACTGGATATAAATAAACCTTCTTTTGGTATGAAAATAAATGTATATATAGAATCTATTGGTAATAGTCATGATGAATACCTTGTTAATTTTGATTATTTTAAAAACGAATTAATTAATTATGGATTTGAATTAATAAAACATGAAAGTTTTGAAATAGAATATGAAAAAAGTTTAGCAAATAATAATATGAAAAATATAGTAAATAAAATGTCAAATGCAGAAAAAGAATTAAGTTTTTTAAATGATTTATTTGTATTTAAAAAAATAAAAAATACACCAGATAAATATTATCAAGAGTTATCTAAATTAATAGAAAAAAATAAATAAATATATAATACTTAAATAATTAAATATTATAATATGTATGGATTTATTAAACGGGGACCCAAATGATATACATTTAAAAGAATTAAATATTGTAAATAGTGTAAATAACTTAGAAAATTCAAATAATATAAGATTAAAGAATATTAAATCAAAATTAGATTATGATTTAATTAAAAAGAATTGGGATAAATGGAAAAAGTTAGGCAATGAATATGAATTAATATTTTGTTCAAATAATAAATATAATCAAAATAAAAGTATATCTATATACAATCCCGTTAGTAGATCATTTTTTAAATTAATTGAAATGATGAATTATTTTAATTTATTAAAAAATAATAATAAAAAATTAAATATTTTATGTCTTGCAGAAGGACCTGGTGGATTTATAGAGGCATTAAATTATAAAAGAAAACAATATAATGATTTTTTAATAGGTATTACTATACAACCATATAATAATAATATACCAAATTGGAATAAATTAAATAATAAAATAAAAAATTTAAATTTAATATATGCAAATATTTTTAATTTAAATAATATTAAAGATAAAATTAAATTATATACAGATAAAAAGTTTGATTTTATAACAAGTGATGGTGGAATAGATTATTCAAATAATTATAATAATCAAGAATTAGACTCATATAAGATTATATATTGTGAAATAATTTTAGCTTTATTATTTCAGAATATAAATGGAACATTCATATGTAAAATATTTGATATATTTAGTGATTTTACTAAGAAATTAATTTATATATTAACAATATATTATGATAATGTATATATATATAAACCAAAAACAAGTAGAGTAGCTAATTCTGAAAAATATATAATTTGTAAAAATTTTAAAGGAATTAATGAAAATATTTTAAATAAATTAATAATACTAAATGATAAAATAGAAATAAATAATAATAATTATTTAGATATAACTGGGATTAAAATAAGTGAATTATTTATAAGTAAACTAAATAAATATACTAATAATATAATAAATAATCAAATTAGATCTATTGAATTAATTTTAAAATATATTTATTTAAATCCAACAAAAGTAGAATATAATAAAATAATAATAGAACAGGTTAGATTAGCAGTAATGTGGTGTAATAATAATAATATTAATATAAATAAGAATAGTATATATTTTAAAAAATATATTACTTATTAGATGAAATATCTGATTATATCTTAGGTTTAACATATTCATTATAATATTGATATCCAATTTTAACAGATGCATCTTCAAATGTTGTTTCTTTTTTTTCTATTTTTTTTTTAGTATTTAACATTTCTTTTAATTTATCCATTTGAAAATTATAAGGGTCATCACATATATGATTAAATAAAAATGGACTTTTTTCAAAAAAATTAAAAAATTTGTCTCTTGCTTTTAAAGAACAATGGCTCTTATCAATTTTCATTTTTTCTTTAATTTTTTTATCATTAAAATAATCTAATAATAAATTTACATCTTCAAGAATTGATTTATTTGATCTCATAAAATATATATATATATTATATTTATATATTTTTTTTAAAATTATATATATATATATATGATTTGTAATATACTAATAATATATTATATATTAATAGTTACATTTATTATTATTTTATGTATAACAGAAAATAATAAATATAATATAAAAGAAAATTTTGAAAATAATGATGATAAAGATGATGAAATTTATTCTAAATTTTATGATATAATCTACGATTTTAAAATTTTATATAAAAATAATATAAATGAAATTATTAAATTTTTAAAAATAAATAATAAGGCAAAAGAACCAATAATTTTAGATGCTGGTTGTGGTGTAGGTCGTCATTATTATAATATAACAAAACAATATAAAAAAGTAATTGGTATTGATAAAACTAAATCATTATTAAAATATGCAAAAATAAGAAATACAAATGGTGTTTTTTATAATGAAAATTTAATAAATAAAGAATTATTTAATAAAGGATTTCTAAATTATATAACATGTTTATTAGATACTATATATCATAATTCTTATGATGATATGTGTTCAATATTTAAAAATTTTCATACATGGCTTACTCCCGATGGATATTTATTTATTAATTTAATAGATCCAACTAAATTTGATATTTCTCCAAGAGAATATTCACAATATTATTTTGATAAAAATAATGTTAAACATTCACTAACTTATTTTAATAATTTTACACATGACGCATGGTTAAAAAATAATTCTTTATTTGAAATGTTTATATTAAAAAATGGTAATTCTAAATTAAAAGAACATAAATTTAATATATATTCTATAAAAAAAATGATAAACATCATAGAAAAACATTTTTTTAAATTAATTGATATTAAAAATATAGATTTAGAAGATTATAAATTATATATTTTTAAAAAAATAAATATTAAAAAAAAATAATATATATATATGAGTGAAGAATTAAATGATTATCCAGACATTTTAAAAAATAATATAGAAAATGTAAATTATAATATAAATCAATCAGAAAATGATAAAGAATTTACAAATTTAATTAATAAGAAAGATACATATGTATTTTCAAATTTATTACCAGTTATAAGTTTTAAAAAAAATAAAATTATAAATAAAATGAAAGATATTATATATGATAATAATAATATAAATAGAAATAATTTAGAATTAAAAAAAAAACAAGTAAATAATTATAATTCAGATATAAATTTACCAAGTATTATATCATCTAAAAGTAAAAATGGGTTTCTTAATATTTATAATTTAAATGAGAATAAAAATATTAAATTTGAAGATACAAATTATATAGCACTTACAAAATTATCAGATTTATTTAAAACTGGTTTTGTAAAAAAAAATAATATAGAATATTTTAATTATAATAAAAAATATAATTTAATAAAATATTTTTATATATTCTTATTTTTTATTTTAATTATATATTTAATTATAATATATAATTAAAATAAAATATATAATTATATTATATAAATAATGGAATCATCAAATAAGAAACAATCAAAAAAGAATTATTCAGAAAAGCATTTTAATAGAGATCTTGATCGATTAAACGGATTGATAAATGAAATACGTGGAAACCCATCACAATCAGGTGGAAAAATAAAAAAAGATAAAAATAAGAAAACATTTAAAATTATAAGTGTTAATGGTGAGAAAATTCCAGGAGGGGAAGGAAGATATGTTGGTGAGAATCATAGTATAGTATCACGTAAGGCATGTAATGCTGCTTGTAGAAAAAGAAATGTAAATAAAATTAATTTTGAATTAATGGAAACAACAAGAGGAAGTAATCGAAAAGTAAAAAGTTATAATTGTGCAAGAATAAAGAAAAAAAATCCAGTTATAATAAAATTAAAAGATGATAAAGGGGGTATTAAAAGTTATAGTGTTGACTATGATGTTGAAGTATCAGAAAGTATAAAATAAATATAAACATTATTTTTTAATAGTTGGTTTAATATATTTATTCATTAAATATATTATTTTTTTCAATCCTTCTACACTTTTAGTTTTATATTCTTTACCATCTATTATTAAACATTTATAAGATGTATTATTATTTTTATTTAGACTAAAATCTATATAGTATTTTATAATTTTAGTTCCGTCTATTGTATTTAAAAGATATTTGTTATTATCTAATGGATTTATTATTTCTGATATATGGTTTCTACCTCCTGTGCAACTTTCACAATAGTTATCATATTTCGCATATGATTCATTCTGGTTAATTAATTTAGTTAAATCATTACTATATACTGTTGATATTTCATCTTTACCTCCCACAGGTGATATATTTTTATGACCTTCTTTATATATTAATAGATGTTTATCATTCATTATATTTTTACATTAGATAATTAATTATTAGTAATTATATTTTTATATTAGTAATTATATTTTTATATTAGTAATTATATTTTTATATTAGTAATTATATTTTTATAATTAAATTCTACTGTTTTTCCATTAATATATACAGTAATTGGTCTTACTAATTTTACACGAGAACCTATATATTTATATATTTTTTTATTAGGTGAATTTAATTCTTTTAAATGTAATACTAATTGTTTATTACTTGTATTATTTGATAAGTTAATTTTTTTTGATAGTGATGTAAATGCTTTTGATGCAGCTTTGCCTGGAGATTTTCCAGAATATCTTCCATAATTTTGATTTATTTCTGGATAATCTATAATAGTAAAATATCTCATTATATAATATAATTATATAATATAATTATATTATATAATTATATTATATAATATAATTATATAATAATGATAGATCCAATAATGATAGATACATTTATAAATGAAATAGATATAAATGATAATATATTAAAAGGAGAAGATAAAACTAATTATGAGGAATTAATAAGAATGGAAAATAATAAAAATCTATATAATTTTAGAATTAAATTAGCGAGTAGTAATAAATTATTTAAATTAATAGAACATATTAATAAACATAAATATAATAATAATAAAGAAATATATCATTATATTATTAATAAATATGATACTATAATATCAAACAATGATAAATTAATATTTCCAAATATAGAATATCCTTGTATATTAAATTTAATACAAAAAAATAGTAAATATTCAAGATTTACGAATTATATTAGTATTATTGATAAAAAAAAAAAATTTTATGAATTTAAAAAACAAATTAATAGAGAATTTGAAAAAAATTTATTTGATATAATTCCAAGTACAATTGATAATTCAAAAAATAGTAATATGATATTAATATATATGTTATTATTTCCAGAATTTAAATTTATATTATTATTAAATAATCAAGATAATAATATAGAATTAATTGATTTAATACAAGAAAAAAATAATAATTTAAATTTAATAGATAAAAAAAATATAAAATATTTTTTACAATTAAATTATAATAATAAATTAGATGGAAAAAATAATAATAGTAAAGTAAAAACAAATAAAATATCAATTATAAAAAAAATGTATAAATATTATAACTTTGCTGATTTATTATATATTTTTAGAAGATTAAATATTATATCTGATAAATATTTAAAAAAAATCACTAAATTATTACTTCAAGTTTTTAACAAAAAAATAAAAAAAGAAAATATATTTACAAATATTTTTTCTAAAAAGGAATATATAAAAAAATTAAAACAATCATTAATTAAAATTGATAATATTTTATAAAAAATGATTTAGTTAATAATAATTAATAATTATATTTATTTTTATTAATGAATAAAAATGTAACAGATATTCGAAAAGAAGGTCTCGATAAATTTTATACAAATATAAATATTGTTAATTTATGTATTAATTATTTAGAAAACTTATATAAATGGGACTATTGGGATTTGGTTATAGAACCAAGTGCAGGTTCTGGCAATTTCTTAAATAATATACCATTTAATAATAAGATAGGTATAGATATAGAACCAGAAAATACAAATATTATTAAAGAAAATTATTTAAATTATAATATAAATACTCAATACTTAGATAAAAAAATTTTAGTAATTGGAAATCCTCCATTTGGTAAACAAAGTTCTCTTGCTATTAAATTTTTTAATAAATCCGCTAATTTCTCAACATGTATTGCATTTATTATTCCTAGAACATTTAGAAAAATAAGTATTCAAAATAAATTAAATTTAAATTTTCATTTAATTTTAGATCAGGAATTACCATTAAAACCTTGTTGTTTTACTCCACCAATGAATGTAAAATGTTGTTTTCAAGTATGGATAAAAAAAGATTATAAAAGAAAAATAATAAAATTAAATATTAGTCATCCAGATTGGGACTTTTTAAAATTAGGACCTAAAGATAATAATAATCAACCTACACCACCAAATAATGCAGATTTTGCAATTAAAGCTTATGGTGGTAAATGTGGTAAAATTAAATTAGAAAATCTACAAGAATTAAGACCAAAAAGTTGGCATTGGATAAAAAGTAATATAGATAAAAATTTATTAATAAAAAGATTTAATAATATAAATTATTCAAATTCAACTAATACTGCCAGACAAAATTCAATAGGAAAGGGTGAACTTGTATCTTTATATGAACAATTACATATAGATACTTAAATCTTTTATCTGAAAATTTAATAATTTATTCCATAAAGAATCATTATATTTTGTTCTTAAAGCATATTCTACATTATCTAATATATTATTAATTTTACCTAATTTTTTAATTGTACCATGAGCATAAGTACCATTTGATTTTATTAATTCAATCATATCATTCTTTGGTATATAAAATATATATTCTTCACCATTCATATTTATATTTTTTATATTTATATAATAACATATAAATATATAAGTTTGTACATTATGACCAGGTCGTAATTGTACAAAATTAAATTTATTATTTAAATTTCCTCCTAGTGATACTTTAAGTTCAATATTATTATTATTTATACTAAAATCTCCATTACATAATTTTGCTTTATTTTTTTTTAATTTATATTTATTTAATATATATTTTTCTATTAAACATCCTACTTTTGGACCAGATAATTTATTTATTTTACAATATATTAATGCATCTTTTATATTATCTAATTTTGATATAACTAAGTAATGATTATTATGTTTTTCTTTTAATAATCTTTTTAATGAATTATTTATATTATTCATTTATACTATTTTAATATTTATACTATTTTAATATTTATACTATTTTAATATTTATGTGTAATAAATAATTAATGTAATAAATAATTATACTTATTTACTTAAAGATAATTATAAAAATAATTATTATATGGATTTAAATAATTTAAATAATTTAAATAATTTAAATAATTTAAATAATCCAATTAAAAAAAGAGGAAGAAAACCTATTAAAAAAGATGATGAAGAAATAATTAAAAAAATACCAAAAAAAAGAGGTAGAAAACCTATTAAAAAAAATATAGATGACATACCTAAAATACCAAAAAAAAGAGGACGTAAACCAAAAGAAAAAAATGAAATTATAGTAAAAATACCAAAGAAAAGGGGTAGAAAACCAAAAGAAAAAATATATAGTGTATTAAAAAACAATAATAACTTAAATAATTTAGATACAAATATAGTAATACATATGCCATTAAAAGAAGAAGACATGAAAGAGAGTGAATTATTTGAAAATAATATTTTTGAGTATAAACCAGATATATGTGTTCCTAAACCATATGAAGAATCAATAATGGATATTAAATATTTAGATAATAATAATAATGATTCAAAGTATGCTTTATATGAAACAAATAAAATTAATACAGATATAAAAGACATTGAATATAATGATATTAATAAATCTGATATTTCAATAATTAATTTAAAAAATAATAATGATAATAATATATTAGATATAAATTATAATAATAATTTAATATCTAATTCTTATATTAAAGATATAAATAATTTAAAAATATGGCCTGATAGAACAAATCAATTATGTTTATGGTGTTGTCATAATATAGAGAATAAACCAATACCATTGCCAGTAAAAAAAGTAGATGATATATTCTATGTTATTGGATATTTTTGTAGTTATAATTGTGCGGCATCATATAATTTTGATAAAAATAATAATGATAAATGGACTCGTTATAGTTTATTAAATTATTTATGTAAAATATCAAATAATACAGATTTTAAAAAAATTAATCTTGCACCACCAAGAGAAAGTTTACAAATTTTTGGTGGTAAATTATTAATTGATGAATTTAGAAAAAAATCAATTTGTAATAAAAAAGTAAATTTATTATATCCACCATTAATTACTATTATACCTCATATTGAAGAATATAGTATTAATAAAGATCAACAAGAAAAAAAATATATACCTATTAATAATAATTTAATGAATAAAGCTATAAATTCATTAAAATTAAAAAGAAAAAATCCAATATCAAATAATAAAACATTAAAAACATATATGTCTTTAAAAATACAATAATTTTTATATTTATTACTTTTATAAAAATAATTATTTTATTTAAAAATAATTATTTTTTAATTATATTAATGTTGCTTTAATTGCTTTCATTACCTTTCATTACTTTCATTACTTTAATTACTTTCATTACTTTCATTACTTTCATTGCTTTCATTACTTTCATTGCTTTCATTACTTTCATTGCTTTCATTGCTTTCATTACTTTCATTACTTTCATTACTTTCATTACTTTCATTACTTTCATTGCTTTCATTGCTTTCATTACTTTCATTACTTTCATTAATACCCAACCCTATTTCTATCATTTTATACATTCTATCTGTAAATGTAGAATTAGATTCTAATTGAAACCCAGAATTAATACACGCGATATCATATAATAAACAAGATATATTCTTGATTTCATCTTTTCCTTTATCTTTTAATGTCATATTCATATTTTTTATGATAACATGATCTGGATTTAGTTCGAGTATTTTCTTTGATTTCATATAATTATTCATAGAATTATCACCTAGTGCTTGTGCTTTCATTATTCTTTCCATATTTGCTCCCCATCCATAAATAGATGTTGTTATACAACAAGGTGTTTTAACTATTCTATTACTAATTTTTACAGATTCAACAATATCTCCTAGAATTTCATTTATTGTTTTACATAAATCACTATATTTATCTATTGTTTTTTGGTCTTCGCCTAAATCAAGATTATCTTTATTTACAGATACAAATCTTTTATCATTATATTCTGTTAAATTTTGCATCATATACTCATCTAATGGGTCTGTCATAAATAAAACTTCTCTATTATTTTTATTTAGTCTTTCCAAAAATGGTGATTTTTTAATATGTTCCATTGTTTCACCTGTTAAATAATAAATATCTTTTTCATTATTATCCATATTTTCTATATATTTATCAAGACTAACTAATTCTTCATTAGATTTATTTGTTTGAAATCTAAGTAGCTTACATAATTTATCTTTTTGATTACATTTTTCATATATACCCATCTTAATATTTTTAGAATAATTTAGATAAAAATTTTTAAATTTTGTTTCATCTTTACTTAAACTTTCAAGCATATTTATACTTTTTTTAACAATTACTTTACTTAATGTTTTAATAGTACTATTATGTTGTAACATTTCTCTTGAAACAGTTAAAGGAATATTTTCAGAATCTACTATTCCTTTCATAAAATTTAACCAATTTGGAATAAGATTATCACATTTATCCATAATAAAAACATTATTAGAATATATTTTAATATTTTTCTTATTATCATTATTTTGATACAAATCAAATGGTCTTTTCTGAGGTATATATAAAATTCCTTTAATAATAAATTTACCCTCTACTTTAAAATGTTCATGTATAGTATAATTATCATTATCATTTGTAATACTTTTATATAATGTAGAATATTCTTCGTCAGTACATTCTTCTTTACTCCTTTGCCACAATGGTTTCTGATTATTTAGTTTAGTCCATACTTCTTCCATTTTATTTTCCTTACTTGTTTTATCTGTATTAGTAACCTCTACCTCTTCTGTTTCTTCTACTTCTTCTGCCTCTTCTGTATCTTTTACTTCTGCTTCTTCTGCTTCTTCTACCTCTTCTGTATCTTCTGTATCTTCTGTATCTTTTACTTCTTCTTCTTCTTCTACCTCTTCTGTATCTTCTGTATCTTCTGTATCTTTTACTTCTTCTTCTTCTTCTGTTTCCTCTTTCACTTCTGTAGAAACCTCTTTAAGTTCATATAAGTATATTGAATATTGTATAAATTGACTATGT